ACGAACCAAATAGTCCGCAAAAATCTTCTCAGTCTCCCGACCACGTTGCCTCCTCGATGCGTTGCTCATAGTTCACCATAGCGAGCCTTATCAAAGCATTCTTGGCAAGCCCAATTGTAATCAAGCGCATCGCGCTCATCCATGATTACTTTTCGTGCTGAATATGAGATCAGTGGCGTTTTACACCAATCGCATTTAACCGGCGATGTGTTTCGATCACCGTGATATTCCAATGGATTTACCATCCTGCTGCTCGATCCTCGAATACCCATGAGCCATTACTGCCCTGCTTTGCCCATCGTGCTTCACATTGATTGACTTTTGACTTCTCGACACAGACATAACCGTGATATGGCTTACCTGCCTTTGATGTGCCTTCTTTGAGCAACATGGCTCCATGCTTACATTCAAGTCCTACGACCTGCGCTCCGAACGCCTTTGCGATATCTGTCGTATCTTGGAATGCCTTGGTCTCCACTTCATCTTCCCAAACGACCGTTTGTGGCTCGTTAGGAACCTCCTTGACCGCTTCTTCTGGCTTCCATGGATGTTCGACCTTATGCCCCGGATCTGTTAATCGCTGGACTTTCGCCATTTCTTCTCGGCTTGCTCGCTTACCTTTTGGAGCGTAGCCAGCGTTAGCCAACGCTCGTCCGATAGCAGACGTTTCAGCGTTTTCAAGAGCAGAAGTTGCGTTGACGCCTCGATCAGAAACAATTTCTTCCGCCAACCCGGTGCTGAAAGGCTTGGGATCCGTGTCCACCCGATACAGTCGAGCAGCCACAATAAAGCGATTACCTTCGTGTGATACCAACTCCGTCTCAATCCGCCCCGGCGGAAAATCGTTCCAAAACTTTGCCAGACGATCTTCAACCGGCTCATAATCATTTAAGTTCCATCCCATGTAACTGTTCTCCCTTTAATGCGTAGTCGAGTTGTTCTCTGAACGTCCAAGTCTTTCCTTGAGCGTCCATTTGAGCCTCGTTGGCGCATGGCTGGCAGTAATGCTTCGTCCTGCCTTTGCGTTCCTGAGTCTCGCTTATGACGATCCAGCGAGCCGGAGTCATAGCCCTAGTGTGCCACTCCTGACCGACTTTGCCCCATCTCACCTTACAGATGTCGCACCAAACGTTCCGGTCGTGATTCGCCTTAATAGGCATCGAATTCCTCTGGATCGATGGTCGCAAGCATGGCAGCCAGACTGAGATACGCAACTCCGTCAACATAACCGTCTCGACCTCGATGACCCGGTGTTTCAGCGAGTCTGCTGATCTTGACGAGTGCCATACAGATCGCTGCTTGATCTGGCGTAATTGGAATACCGAGATAAGCAGACCAGAGATCGGCGATGCGTCGATGATTGATATATGGGTGACCATAGATCGAACCTCGTGACGCTCGAATTGTGTTTGCTTCATCGAGTATTTCGTGCGGATTGATTGTTTTCGGCAAATCGCTTTCCATCTTTCCAGCCTTTCCAATAGATATTCTCATGAATTGCGGTGTAAAGCAGACCCAGAACAGGAATGCTGATTAATGCGATGATGTAATAGATGGCTATGGGATCGAAACTCATCGCAGTCATCGAACGATTCTTTCAGCGATGTCCGACGGTAGTTCGACCGGATCGATGTCCATAATGACGTCATAGGTGCTTAGGTTTGGATGAATAGACGGAGCAGCAACGACGTAGCCTTTCCATTTAACGTCGATGCCCTGATCCAATGTGCCACGAAACTCCATTGACTGATCGGCCGTGTAATACAGATGAAGTCCATTACCGGTCTGAACCGTAAACGTGGGCTTCCATGACTTATCCAAGCGACCGCCGTTGCGGTAATCGACATCGATGACGACCAAACCGGACGTGATACATGCGATACCTAAATTGTTGTTTGGATCGTAATCGAACCAATGCTCGATAAGGCTAAGATCATATGTTGCGCCTTTGTAGGCATTACGAATTAACTCGAAATGAGGGTCTTTTGACTGTGGCTTTAATGGCATTACTGCCCAACCGCGAGCAACATAGTCAAAAGCCGCTGCGCGTGTGTTATTCGTCTTTAACATGCTTTCCCGATTCTGCCGGTGGGTTGAACCGGCAGACGTAGGCTAAGCCTTACCTGTGAGTTTTGGTGCGATTATTTGATAACGATTTCATAACAAAGTCGGAAGCACTATCCCAATCGTCAAGATGATCGTCCACAGAACGAAATATAGGAACAATCTCATTAACCATAGACCTTGCCTTCGACCACGAACGAACCATCACGCTCGATCGGCACGAATACCGGCGTCACCCGGTTCTTATGCTCGTAGATCAGCCCAAAACCCTGTTGCCAATTGCCCGACCCACCTTTGAGATATTTGGCGTCGCGGAAGTTCATCAGGTTTCCGACCTCAAGACCCCACAGAATACCCCCTAAAACGCCTCCAGAAGCCTGTGTGAGCCCCGAAAGCCCTGCCCTATGGGTATGACCACAGACCACCGATTTTCCATGCCTTAGAGCCAATCCTAGGGCTGTTTGACCACCCTTTTGAGACACTTGACCTTCGTCTCCGTGGAGGATAATCCAACCCTTAGCCAGAGGCATAGGATCACGCCAGAACTTAATTCCTAGGTCGTTGAGCCCAAGCCAATTCTCGAACTGAAGTTCGGGTAAGGCTGCTAAGGCTGGCAGTCTGGTCTTGATGGAGTTATAAAGCCGATCTGTGTGATTCGACCTGACCATATCTGTAACGCAAAGATCGAATAGAACGTCCTGAGTGATTCGTCGATCCCGGTCAAGAGTTCCAGCGAACTCACCGGCAAGACCGCGCTCCCATCTGGACAACTGAGGAAGGTCGATCTCATCTCCGACGGTTGCGACTCGGTCTGGCTTCCATCGCTTGATGAAGGCTGCGACGTTTTTGACTGCTCTTTCGTCATGATAGGGAACTTGTAGATCGCTGATTATGACGGTTCGCTTCATTAATCCTCGTAATCGTCGTCATCATCGTCCTCGAACTCATCTGGACGACCAATGAACCAATCGGGCAAGCGTTGATCGCAGATCCATCCCTGAACCGTCGCTTCATCGAAGCCGGCTCGTGCCATGGCTTCCGCTGCCTCGTGTAGTTTGATCGCCCACTCGTCGAGAGGTGTGATGGGCTTAGTTCTCTTAGCGGCTCGTTCTTTTGCGCGGAGTGTTGCGAGTTTTTGCGCCTTTGTCTTTCTTCGAGCCATGAGAACCCCTTTCGGTGATAATGGTGGCATAGATGTCTGACTGTCGTTCGGTCAACACGCCGATCTCAGTTTCGAGTCGATCCATCCGTTGGAATAGTTGATTCCCGATTTCCTGAACAAACTGATGAACCGTCCATCGAAGTGCTGCTACAAACGCACCAAGTATCGCGATCAGACCAGCAATCAGCCCGACCCATTCGGCAGCCCTCACTTCTTATAGGGCTTCGCGTATCCAAAGAGTCCAGCAACGACCGCCCACAAAACGGCGCGGTAGTCAAGATCAAAGTTTGTGCCAGCCCATGCGCTGAGGAACGCTCCTACTGCGAGAGCGATGGGATGCTTTAGGTAGTCCACGGAATCTCCTTAAATAGCGAAGTAACTGCCATCCCGATCACCCTTGCGAGTGAAACTGATATGAATGTGCTGATGATGGCTATTGGCTCCGGTGTACGGACGCCACTTCCATCCTCGCATTCTGGAAGCAATTTTACCCTGATGGATGACGTAAGAAATGCGCTTGTCTCCGGCTTTCGCTGCTTCGACGATGGCGACTGCCAGCATGCCTGACGCCTTGGAATGTCCTAACCCGGCGTCGATGTCAATGGCTCTCACCACTCCGTTTCTTCGAGGTGAGTGATCAGACTTCTTAGAATGCTTAGAGTCAGCCACCCAACCGTCAGAACCACGGTCGCGATTAGGAAAACGATCGTCGATTTGCTCACGGAGTTGTCGTCCGGCATGGCAAAGCCACGGCGCTTTTCTCATCCAAGCAAGACCTTCGCTTCTTCTTCGGTCAAGCCCAAACGCTCCAGCAACTCGGCACGCTTAGCAGACTTCTCAGCCTCAGCCGCTACACGCTCAGCCTCAGCAGCCTCAAACGCGACTCGATCTGCCTCACGCTGCGCTAATTCTTCCTCAGTCAAATCTCGCAAAATTTCTTCGCCGGTATCAGCCCAGACTTCTAAAATTTTTTCCATTAGTTGTTCTCCTTATGAGTTCTGGTAACCGTAGACGCGGCATTGACCACTAAAAGTGCTTGCTCCACCGGTTTCCGTAAATACGGTAAAACCATCATACGAAGTCGCAAGATTATGCCCACCGCCACGATGGAAGATGATCGGGCTTCCTGTTGCGTCATTGAGATCGTGAACCTGAAAAAGTGTTTTTTCTGTTTCGAACGGTCGAATAATTTCCCAATGAAAGTAACTTCGGTTAGTCGTGGCGTTGCTTATAGTTATTTGAGCGACTGTATTTCTCGTGGCTGAAATCGTGGTGTTAGATGATCGAATACTCTGCTGGATGTAATCTGTTCCTGTCGCATCAGAACCCGAAACTCGAAATCTGGCGTAAATTCCATCTGGCGTGCTTCCGGTGAAATCAAAAATAACTAAATAATTTCTATAAGATGAACTGAAACAATTATTAACTGAATGAGCCGTAACTGCGCTGAAAGTAGTGCTCGAAACCAAGGTTAAAGCCGCGGTAGCAGAACCCCATTTAAGACCTGTTGATTGCGTGGAATCTGCTACCAAAACCTGACCGTCAGTTCCAACCGGTAGACGCGCCGGGGTATCGGCTGCGGTTGCTGAAATGAGATCGCCTTTTGCGTCAAGAATCGTTAATGGATCAACGCTTGACCATGTGAAATCCATGTCCGTATTGGAGTTTTTTGCGAGGACTTGTCCGGTAGTGCCACCTTTTAGGTCAACTAAAGATGTGTCGATGGCAGATCCAAGCGTTCTAATAGCCAGCGCACCATCTTTAACCAAATCGGTATCGTCTGGCGTTTCCCACCCAAAATTTGTCGTGTTTGCCATTAATCAATTACTCCTGTCGCGTTCTGCCATGTAAGTATACCGTCTACGTCTGCCCATTCGAGCGTTGCCGTCACCTGATCCCAATCCTGAGCCACAGTCCAGAACTCGGTCGGACTAAGAGTGAGGCTGATGGAAAGACCCGAAAGACTTGATCTGAAAGTCCAACCTTCGACGTAACCGACGAAACTGCCGGAATTGATATTTGCTGGAAGGTTGGCAATAGCCACCGGCATTCCCATAAATACGTTCAGCAAGTCATCACGGTTCGAGTCGCTGATTTCAGGATTCTGAAGGGCAAAGGTAATCGAGTCGAACTTAGCCTTCGGAGTCGATCGGAAGTTGACGAAGCGTTCTGCGACTGCCTGGGCGTCTGAATCGTCATCGATCAGCGAGTTGATGGAACGAGCATAAAGCCCATAGGTATCAATTGACGTTTGATTGGTGAATGTGTAAGACGTTCCGAAATTGTTCTTGTAGTTGATTACCAAATCATTGACGAGATCGCCTTGCCGGGTCGTTGATCGGATTCCTTCAGCCAGAGCGTGATTGGCGTCAAGATTGACGTAGCCGTTGGCGACTAAGTAATCCTGGCGATGGCTGGCGTCTCCATAGGAAATCAGACCGTTAGCGTCCTCATAG